CGAGCATCGGTGCGCCAGATGGTACGGCTACGCAGTACGGAAGGGACGGAGCGGGCCGCATCAACGCTGTGACCGTGCTGACGCCCGGTGCGGGCGGTGCCGGTGCCGGCAACGTCGTCACCAATGTTAGCTACCTGCCATTCGGCCCGATCCTCAGCTACACCCTGGGCAATGGCCAGACGATCACGCGCACCTACGATGCCAACTACGCCGTGACGGACGTCGTCAGCCCAGCACTGAGCCTGCACTTCGCCCGCGACGCGATGGGCAACATCACGGCACTGGGTAATGCGTCGGGAGCCAATCCGGCGATCGAGACCTACAGCTACGATCCGCTGTATCGCCTGACCGGCCTCAAGGATGCCCAAGGGCAAGCCATTGAGGCTTACACCTACAACAAGACGGGCGACCGCCTCAGCAAGGCGAGCAATGGCCTAGCAACCGGAACCTACGGCTATCAGGCGGGCACGCACTGGCTGACCAGCATCGGCAGCAGTGCGCGGACATACGACGCCAACGGCAACACCACGGGTAGCTCAACCGGTGGCGACACCTTCGGCTACGGCTACAACGACCGCAATCGCATGGCGGTGGTGCAGCGGAACGGGCAAACCGTTGCCAACTATGTCTACAACGCCATCGGCGAGCGCGTGGCCAAGGCGGCCACGGCCAATCAGCGCTTCACCTACGATGAAGGCAGTCAGCTCATCGGCGAGTACGGTACGACTAGCCGCAGCTATGTCTGGCTAGACAACTTGCCTGTGGCGATGGTGGATACGAATGGCACCATCAGCACTGTGAGCTATGTGCACGCAGACGCCCTGGGCACGCCACGTACAGTCACCGACGGCACGGGATCCGCGGTTTGGCAGTGGGGCTATCCGGTAAATTCGTTTGGCGAGAAGCCTCCTTCAACTTCTGGAATGGTCCTCAACTTGCGCTTCCCGGGCCAGTACTACGATGCCGAATCGGGCCTGCACTACAACGTTCAACGACACTACGATCCGGCTGGTGGGCGTTACGCTCAAAGCGATCCGTTGGGTATCGAGCCTGGCCTGTCTACGTATTCCTATGTTGATGGAGATCCGATTGACCACGTCGATCCTCTTGGGCTGCAAGAAGTACTCATGAGGCCGGCGCCGTGGCTTGAACCACTCACCCGCGTCATTGGTTCCGATAACAGTAAGATTCCTTGGGCTGAGCGGCCTCAAACGCGAATATCTCCGCGCACGAGCAGCGGAAGCAAGATGAAAAATGATGTGCCAGATTGGGCGCGCGGCTTCGTTCCAAAAAACGGTGAAACGCCCAATGAATTCGCCAGACGGGTATGTGCCGAAAGAGGACAAGAGCCAGGCAAAGGCCCCGGATCTAATTTGAGTAAAATTAGTAAATGGGGTAACTCAAGTTTTCAGAAGACACCCAAGCCATCTTTGCTCGACATACTCCATCAATTATTCGATCCGCCGAGACAAGACCCAGACATGATTTGAGGAGGAGAGATGGAAGTATTTCCTATCGAGATTGCCTTAAGGGGTGAGACTATTTGGCTTGGCTGGGTTTCCCCAGATGATGGCGATGAGTTCTTCTTGACGAATAATGGATGCTTAATTTTTTCGTGTAGCGGAAAAAATGGCCTGATGCAAGAAGCCCTAAAGTTATTTCCTGATGCCAAGTTTGACGTTGAGAGTTTTTTTGATTTTGATTCCATTATTGAAGGATTGGACGGGAGCATTGTTCTTGAGGATGATTTCGCTCTAAATGTATGGAATCTACTAACCGATCTTTACCACACGTTTGGCGGTGAAGATAAAATGTTTTTTGAATCTCATCTAGAGGTGTATTCCCGACTATTCTCTCAAAGCGAAGTTGCGCCGTTAGTTGATGTGCAAAAGGTCCAGTTGTCGAAGCATGACAAAGAAGCAGTGCGAGAGGTTCTTTTGGAAGGGATTGAACTTTTGACTCAAAAAATCAGGATTGCAAAGGCAGCTCAGAGTCACTAAGGAGCCTTACGTGCGCGGATATTAAGATTCACCAAGTCATCTCGACAGACCAATTTGGTCCGGCCGATTGGAGTGACCACTCGGCTGCAGCCATTAAGCCTTTTTCCTAGCTAACTTATTCAGCATCGACACGTAGAAGAGGGCGACCAACGGCCGCCCTCTTCTACGTGAATGATCTAAAATTAAAGACTTTTGCTGCCAGAACATCATTCAGTCCGAGCATACGAACCATCATCGGTTCGATTTCGTTTTCTCTGAACACATCTCTCGCTTTGCCTACGTCGCCGAAGCCGCCGGCATTCGTAGGAATCATCCCCAGCAGCTGTGGCGGCACGCGGTGTGCCGCGAGGATATCGTCCCTACTCGCATTCTTGATCGAGGCGAAGTCATCCTTGGCTGCTACCTCACTGATCGGAATCAGCTGCAAACCGTCCTTCTTGCCGCTCGGGGCGTACATGAAGAGATTGCGGAAGTTGCCCGGCCCTTTCGCCCCCTTGAGCGCCTTGCGCAGATTGTCCACGTCGTCGGGGTTCTGCGCCGGGTCCGTCATATAGAGGATGAAACCCGCATGCGACCCGTTGTCGTAATACTTGCGGCGGAACAGCGTAGCCGAGCGATTGAGCTGCGCCGCGTGCAGCGCACTCAGGTATTCCGGGATTCCATACACCTCCTGCCGCACATCCGGCGCCTTCATCTGCACCACTGGCCGCTCAAACTGAAAGGCCTGGCCGTTCAGCGGCGCGAACCAGAACGTGCCCTCTTCGACCCCGCGACGCGTGAACAGCGACGGTATGTGCTTGGTCCGCAGCAACTTGCCGGATAACGCCTCCTCGCATTCCAGGTACGCCTGGCCAAAGGTCAGGTAGTCCATCGTGAAGGCCTCGAACTCGGCTACCGACAAGTAGCGCGACGGCTGGAACGCAGAAACCAGCAGGTTCCGCTTCACGTAGATGGCCGACGAGTGATGTGGCGCAATCTGCAACATGTTCGCCAAGCCGGTCAGGCTCACCGGCGGCTCATACCATCGGCTGTTGTGCCATACCTGCACGTAATCCAGCAGGTTGGATCGGTCGATAGGTTCCGGATCACCGAAGGTGAACGCCTCGAACCGGCTACCAGCCGTGGTGTCCTTGATTACCTCGTGGTGCTCCATGCGGCGCTTGCGCTTGCCCATTAGAAAATCTCCATGACGTTGTGGCTGTGGGCCGCGCGGCCTTCCAGCGGTTCGACGATGAGGGAATGCATGACCGACCACGCGAGATCCGCGTGCCCGACGTCCGCCGAGCGGCTGGCGTCATAGGTCACATGGCGGCCGCTGGCCGTCATGGTTTTGCGGATGGCCATGAACGCCGCGGCGAGATCGGTCCAGCCGGCGTCCCATTCCAAACGGCCTTTGCCCATGACGTCCTGGGTCTTCATGACCATTTGCGCCTTGGTTTCCGGGGAGTACTGGATCGCCCTGGCCATGGGGAAGAACTGTTTCACCAGCTGGTAGACGCCCGTGCCCATGCCGGTGGTGTCGATGGCGATGTCCGCCACGCGATAGCGGTCGCAAAGCCCCTTGATGTTGCCGGCCTGGGCGTCGAAGTCCTGCCCGGGCCACTGGAATTTCTCCAGCACGCGAAACTGGTCGCGCTGCCGCGTGGGCAGCGCGTTGACGGTGCAGCCCGAGGGATCACCACCCGTCGCGCCTTTCGACGGATCGAAGCCGATGGACACCTCGGCATCACCCACCGGCCGCGGCGCATAGACGCGGAAGTCGTCCCACGCATCCCAGCTGTCCACCATGCAGCGTTTGACCAGGTTGAACGGGAACACCGACGCGCTGTCGTCAATAAACGCGCACATGAACAGTTGTTGGAACTCGTCGTCGCCGTATTCCAGCCGCAGCTGGTCGATGTCGAACAGGTCGCAGCCGCCGGCCAGCGCGTCAATCACCGAGACGATTTGACGCCACTGCCCGTCTGCGCAGAACAGACCCGCGGCGAGGGCCGCGTGCGAGATATCGATATCGACGCGGTCGGCCTTGGCGCGCCCCTTGTTGAACTGCGCACCCGACCAGAACGGATAGGCGTCGTGGCTGAGCGACGACGGCGTCGAGAAATAGGTCTGCCGCCACTTCTTATGGCTGGACATGCCCGACGCCACCTTGCGCAGCGTCTGGAAGCTGTGGACCCAGAAGTATTCGTCGAAGTACAGATTGCCGTGGTAGCTCTGCGCGGTGCGCGAGTTGGTACCCAGAAAGTACAGCGTGGCATCGTTGGGCAGAATCAGCGGATCGCCCTTGAAGTCGATCTCGGCCGCATCTTTGGCGAACTGCGTCAGGTACTGCCGGAATACATCCGCCTGGGCGCGGCTCGCCGACAGGAAGATCTGGTTCCTCCCGGTATCCATCGCATCGACCAGCGCTTCGCGGGCGAAGTACCAGGTCGCGCCAATCTGGCGCGACTTGAGGATGTTGCGGATGCGCCTTTCCAGGCCTTGTTCGTGCCAGGTGCGCTGATAGGCGAACAGCGAATCAAGAAACGCCTCTCGCAGCCGCGCCGCCTGTTCCGGGCTGTACTCGTTACGCACCGGCTTGCGCCGCGCCTTGGCGTTGCGGTTGGCGACGGCCGGGTTGAGGTCACCCTCATGTCCACCCGGCGCCTCATAGCGACGCACCCGCGCCAGGCGCTCAATCTGCCGCGCGAGCAGATCGATCTCCTTGTAGTCGCCGCCGCTCTTGGGCTCTTTCATGATGAGCTGACACAGGCGCACGTCCAGCTGCATTTCCACGCGATCAATGGAGCGTGCGGACGCCCATTCGTCGCGTTGTTTCCACGATTCCACCGTGGCACGGGGCAGCACCAGGTGCTGCGCAATCTCGGTCACACCCCAACCTTGAAAGAACAGGCTGCGCGCGTGTCGTCGGGGATCCATCGTCGGCATGAGCATGCGCAACAGCGTAGGGACGCCATGCCGGCGCTTCGCCCTGCGTTCGTTCTGTTGCATGCCGTGCAGAACAAGCGCGCGTTGCCGCGCTCTGCGGGCGTCCCGATGCTGGCCGCCTACCGACTCCCATCATCTGCACCGAGGCCCACGCATGCCGGCACCGACCAAGAAATCCAAGAAGTTCCGCATCTTCACCGAGGGCGCCACCGTCGACGGCCGCGTGGTCGAACGCGGTTGGATCAGGGACATGGCGGCCACCTACGACCCGGCGAAGTACCGCGCCGGCATCAACATCGAACATATCCGCAGCGCCCTGCCCGACAGCCCGTTCAAGAACTACGGCTTCGTGGATGCGCTGGATGCCTCCGAGAACAACGCGGGCAAGCTGGAACTGTTCGCCACCATCACGCCGAGCGATGACCTGGTGAAGCTGGTCGGCTCCATGCAGAAGGTGTTCACCAGCGCCGAGGTGTCGCCGAAGTTCGCCGACACCGGCCGCGCCTATCTGGTCGGCCTGGCCGTCACCGATACGCCCGCGAGCCTGGGTACGGAAATGCTCAAATTCACCGCCCAGCATCCGGAGTCCAGTCCGCTCACCGCGCGCAAGCAGCACCCCGACAACGTCTTCGGCGAGGCCACCGAGACGGTGATCGAGTTCACCACCGAGGACGCGCCCAAGCCGAGCGTACTGGCGAAGGTACGCGAGATGTTCCGCCGCAAGGACGCGTCCGACGACGCGCGCTTCACCGACCTGGCCGCCGCCATCGAAGAAGTGGCCGAGCATGGCGAAACGCAGAGCACCCAGACCGCGCAGATGTTCCAGACCGTGGACGCCACGGTGGCGCAGCACAAGCAGCGCGTGGACGAACTCACCCAGCGCCTGGACGCCATCGAGCAGAAGTTCCACACCACGCCCGCACCGGCCGCCAATCGCCCCCAGGCCAACGGCCCCGGTCTGGTGCTGACCGAGTTCTGATCGCCGCCCCGCGCCCCACACCCCGCTAAAGGACACCCATGAAGAAACACACCCGCTTGGCCTTCAACGCCCTGGCCGCACAGATCGCCAAGCTCAACGACGTACCGAGCGCCACCGAGAAGTTCGATGTGCAGCCCTCCGTGCAGCAGACCATGGAGACCCGCATCCAGGAGTCCAGCGACTACCTGCGCCTGGTCAACATCCAGCCGGTGACCGAGAAGAACGGCGAGAAGCTGGGCCTCGGCATCAAGGGACCGTCGGCCAGTCGCACGAACACCAGCGGCGGCAAGCGGCGCAACCCGCGCGAAATGCACGACCTGGATGCCAAGCCCTACGAGTGCTTCCAGACCAACTTTGATACCTCCATCCGCTACGCCACCCTGGATGCCTGGGCGCACTTCCCGGATTTCCAGCCGCGCGTGGCCGGCGAGCTGGTCCAGCAGCAGGCGCTGGATCGCCTGATGATCGGCTGGAACGGCACGAGCGTGGCCGCGGATACCGACATCGACAAGAATCCGCTGCTGCAGGACGTCAACAAGGGCTGGCTGCAGATGCTGCGCGAGCAGGCGCCGGCGCAGGTCATGAAGGAAGGCAAGGCGGGCGCCGGTGAGGTGCGTATCGGCCCCGGCGGCCATTACGCCAATCTGGACGCCCTGGTGTACGACGCGATCCAGATCCTGGCCCCGTGGTTTCAGGAAGACACGGGCCTGCGCGTGCATGTGAACCGCAAGCTCCTGCACGACAAGTACTTCCCCAAGATCAACCAGGAACAGCGCGCCACCGACGA